GAAACAGAGAAAAAACTTTTATTAAAGAGCACGGTGATTTTGGAAGAAGTTATCATTCAACACCACTTACAGCTGACAATGATTTTAGAGACTTTAGAGATTACATCGGTCAAAAGTCTTGGGAATATTTAGATCATCAAGGTTATGATATGCAACAGTATACTACTATGTTTAGTGAGATGTGGGTACAAGAGTTTGCTAAAAAAGGTGGTGGTCATCATTCTGCACACGTTCATTGGAATCAACACGTATCTGGATTTTATTTTTTAAAAGCAAGTGATAAAACATCGTATCCAGTATTTCACGAGCCACGAACAGGAGCACGTGCTACAAAATTAAAAATGAAAGATCAAAAAGGTGTATGGGGTGGTAGTGAACTTATTCATTTTAAACCACAACCTGGTACATTAATTATCTTTCCAGGTTTTTTAGAACACGAGTTTAGTGTAGATTTTGGTAAAGAGCCTTTTAGATTTATACATTGGAATATCCAAGCAGTACCGAAAGAGATGGCTAAAGATGTCGTTTAAAAAAAATAAATACGTAATTATAAAACAAGCAATAGATAAAGATTTAGCTTTATTTCTTTACAACTATTTTCATATGAAAAGACAAGTATTAGATACCTGTCGTAATGCTAGATACATTTCACCTTATGAAACATTACTTGGTTATTATGAAGGAGCAGACGAACAGATTCCAAATACTTATTCAAGTTATTCAGATATTGCTATGGAGACTTTAATGTTGAAGTGTCAACCGATTATGGAAAAGACTACAGGATTAAAACTATATCCATCTTATACTTATGCAAGAATCTATAAAAAAGGCGATGAACTTAAAAGACATAAAGATAGATTTAGTTGTGAAATATCAACTACTATGAATCTAGGTGGTGATGATTGGACTATTTATTTAGAGCCATCAGGTAAAGAAGGTCAAAAAGGTATTAAAGTAGATTTAAAACCAGGGGATATGTTAGTATATTCTGGTTGTGAATTAGAGCATTGGCGAGAAAAGTTTAAAGGTAAAGACTGTGCTCAAGTATTTCTTCATTATAACAACCGTAAAACACCAGGTGCTAAAGATAATATGTTTGACAAGCGCCCACATTTAGGTCTTCCTTCTTGGTTTAAACGATGATATAATCTTTAGATGGAGGCAGGGCACCACCACATACCCCCTGCTTCCTTTTAAGGATTTTATATGTTAGGATTTGGATCATTTGCGGAATTCCCTTTCGCTACCGTAGCACCAGACACAGGAGTTATCATTAATGTTAATGATAACCAATTAAACATTACTATAGGTAGTGTAGGAATTATTGCTGAATCTATTGTAGAAAATGTTGACCCAAATAGATTAACACTAGGACTTGGAACTTTAAGTATTACAGGAGACGCTAATTTTAACGTTACAGGGTCTCAAGTATCATTAGGACTTGGAAACTTTACAATTACTGCAGATGCTAATATAAACGCTACAGGAAACGCATTGACGTTGGCTACAGGAAATGTTACAATAACAGGTAACGCATTAGTAAATCCTGATGGGTCCGCTTTATCTTTAGATACAGTAGAACCAGGAGTTATTACGTGGAATGATATAATACCAGGAGCAACAATGGTTTGGACACCAATAAAACCTTATTAATATGGCATCAACTTATTCATCAGATTTAACATTAGAAATAATTACAACCGGAGAAAAAGCAGGTCTTTGGGGAACAATTACTAATACTAATTTAGAAATATTACAAGCAGCAGCATCAGGTTATGTAGAAGTACCTATGACATCAGGTACAGATGTAACTTTAAGTTTAGCAGATGGATCATCATCTGCAAATGGTAAAAATATTTATTTAAAACTAACTGGCACAATGACAGCCAGCATTAATTTAATTATCCCTGCAACATCAACAGGGGGTACAGTTAACAGAGTTTATATTATAGAAGATGCAACAGACAGAACTACAGCAAATAATTATACTTTAAATATTAAAACAGCTGGATCCTCAAATCCAGTTCCTGTTCCTGAAGGAGCTAACTTAATTGTAAGATCAGATGGAACAGACACGGCATTAGCTTTAATTCAAAAAGGAATGAAGACTATTACTTCTTCAAGTGTAACTTCATATACAGCAGTTAATAATGATCAGATAATTGTAGATACACAAGCAAACACAGTAGTTATTACTTTACCTGCATCTCCTACTATTGCTGATGAAGTAACTATTATGGATGGTTCTGCTTCTGGAGGTTTTGCAACAAACGCAGTTACTGTGGCTAGAAATGGTTCAAATATTAATGGTGCGGCTTCAGACTATACAATGAATGTTAACAACCAATGTGTTACTTTTATTTATACCAACGCTACTAAAGGCTGGTTACTTAAATCAACAAACCAATAGGAGATAAACGTGCTTACTGAAATTAAGTTTGCTCCTGGAATAGACAAGCAAGATACCAGTGTGGGTGCAGCAGGTCGTTGGGTTGATTCTGATAATGTTAGATTTAGATATGGACTACCAGAAAAAGTAGGGGGATGGCAATCTTTATTAAATGAATCTATTGTAGGGGTTGTTAGAAAACAACACGCTTTTGTTGATAATGATGGTAACAGGTATGTTGCATTAGGAACAGATAAATTTTTATTACTTTATTTTGAAGGAGGTCTTTATGATATTACTCCTTTAAAAACAGCTTTAACTTCAGCAACACTTGCTACAACAGATGCTTCACCTATTTGTTCTATTACAACAGGAACAGATCATAATCTATCTTTAGGAGATATTATTTTATTAGATAATGTAACTTTACCAGTGGGTACAGGTTATGTTGATGCAGACTTTGAAGATAAATTATTTCAAGTAACTTCTATTACTAGTAATACAGTATTTACAATTACTCAAACTACAAATGCTACGGCAACGGTTGCAACAGGAGGCAGTATAGATGTTGTTCCTTATGAGCAAGTTGGACCTGCAGAACAGACTTATGGTTATGGTTTTGGTGTAGGTGTTTATGGATCAACTATTGGCGGAACGGGATGGGGAAATGCGGTTAATGCAGCTTCTGTAACTCTTGAACCAGGACTTTGGTCTTTAAGTAATTTTGGTCAAGTCTTAGTTGCAACGATTGCAAATGGAAAAACATTTACTTGGGATTCAGCAATAGCTGCAAGATTAACAACAAGAGCATCTACTACAACATCTGGATTTGTAACAACAAATAATCCTACTGCAACAAGAGTTACTTTAATTTCTCCAACAACACGTCACTTAATTCACCTTGGAACAGAAACTACAATCGGCGATCCATCTACTCAAGATGATATGTTTATAAGATTTTCAATAGATGAAAATATTAATGAGTATACACCAGAGGCTACTAACACTGCAGGAACTCAAAGAATTCAAGATGGTACAAAAATTACGGGTGCTTTGGTTGCAAAAGAAAATATTCTAGTTTGGACTGATAACGCATTATATACTATGAAATTTGTTGGAGCTCCATTTACCTTTGGGTTTGAGCAAGTGGGTACAAACTGCGGATTGATAGGTAAGAACGCAGCTATTGAAATTGATGGAGTTGCTTATTGGATGGGTAATAATGGTTTTTTCTCTTTTGATGGTACTGTTAATACTTTACCTTGTTCAGTTGAAGATTATGTTTATGATGATATTGATACTACAAAAGGTCAACAAGTAAATGCTGGGATTAATAATCTATTTACAGAAGTAGTTTGGTGGTATCCAACAGCCGGATCAGAATTTAATAATAGATATGTAGTTTTTAACTATGGACAAAGTAATGGACAATTACCAATGGGTAATTGGTACACAGGAGTAAATGTTAACTCTATTCGAACTTCTTGGATTGATTCTTTAGTATATCCTAAACCTTATGCAACTGCTTATAATAGTAGTAATGATGGAACTTTTCCTGTAGTGATTGGTCAATCAGGACTAGGTGCTTCAGTATTCTTCGAGCAAGAAACGGGGACCGATCAAGTTAATCCAGATGGATCTGTTACAACTTTAACTTCTTTTATACAATCATTTGATTTCTCTTTACAGGCAAATCAAAGTGAAATTTTTTTAGCAATGAGAAGATTTCTACCTAACTTTAAAGTGCTAACAGGTAATAATCAAGTAACTATAGGAGTGTCTGATTATCCTTCCGATAGTGTAGCTGCTACAAGATTGAGTCCATTTACAATTGATGCTACAACTGATAAAGTAGATACAAGAGCTAGAGGAAGATATGCAAGTATTAAGATTGAAAATATAAATTTAGGTGAGACTTGGAGATTTGGTACATTTCAAGTAGATTTACAACCAGATGGTAGAAGATAATGACTAAAGTAGTAGTAAGATTACCAGAACCTAAAAGAGAATATAGTGAAGATAATCAAAGACAAATTAACAGAGCGTTAACTACAATTATTGAACAGTTAAACTCTACATATTTAACACAATTAAAAGAACAAAGTGAAAGATTTACTTGGTTCACAGGTAGAAATTAATGTCTTGCAATAATGTAAACACAACAGGATCAACAACTCCATCATCTGCAGAGATAGATTTTTATCTTGCAGTTGCTAAAGGAGATTTTACTGGTTACACAAAAGTAAATAAGTTTGGGTATAATGATTCAATTGGATCAGGTTCTTTTGAAGTAATTTGGGAAACAGGTGGACAATACCCTTATCAGTCTACTGCAGTT